ATTTTTTCTTTTTCTAACATTATTTTTATTATTTTTGACGTATGGCAAACATTATTCAGAGACTTTTCGGAAAGACAGATATAAAAAACGTATTTAACAATGCTTTTTTTCAATGGTTAGGGGGTGGATTTACTAATTATGATCCGCATAACAAAACTTATTTAGAAAAAGGATATAATACAAATCCTGATGTTTATGCTATTATAAATAAACAATCTGTTAAAACAGTCTCGGTTCCGTACTGCATTAAAGAAATTGAAGACAAAGAGCAATATAGAAAGTTACAGTCTTTGGAATTATCCACAAAAGGTAATTTATCGCTACTACAAACGGTTAAAAAGAAATCATTAGAATTAAAAGCATACTCCGATAAAGAAATTAAATTCCCATTAGAACAACCAAATCCAACTCAAACATGGTCTGATATTTGGGCTTTGTATAAAACTTACATGAAGATTACAGGGAACTATTATTTATACATTATGTCTCCAGAAGATGGGGCTAATGCTAATGTTCCAATGATGGTTTATGCTTTGCCTGCTCACTTAATGCAAATAGTATTAAAGCCTAATGCAGGAATGTTAACTACTGAAAATCCTATAGACCATTATTTATTAATTGAAGGGAATCAGTCTATTAAATTTATGGCTAAAGATATTATTCACGTTAAGTATAGCAACCCTAACTTTGATTTACAAGGTTCACACTTATACGGGATGAGTCCTTTGCGTTCAGCATTAAGAAATATAAACAGCCAAAACTCTGCAATTGACACAAATATAAAAACATTGCAATCTGCAGGAGCTTTTGGTTTTGTTTATGGAAAAGGCACTCCTTGGACTAATGAGCAAGCTACTTCGATGAAAGAAAAACTTATCGAAATGGATGCAAGCCCCGAACGTTTGAGTAAAATAGCGGGCGCAAGTGGTGAAGTAGGATTTCAAAGAATTTCACTAACAACAGACGAATTGAAACCGTTTGATTATTTAGCATGGGATAGAGATACTATTTGTAATGTGTTAAACTTCCCTTCTAAGTTACTTAATAAAGATACATCTGGAGCATTATCTAATAACGATAATTCAGACGCACGTAAACAGTTAATTACTGATGACATTAAACCTGATTTAGTATTATTACAAGACGCTTTGAATAAAGATTTTATTAAACGATTCAAAGGATATGAAAACTCTATAATTGAATGGGACGTTACAGAATTACCAGAAATGCAGGTTGATATGAAAATACAAGCCGAAGCATTGAATTTAATTCCTGTTACGCCTAATGAAAAAAGAACGGTTTTCGGTTATGAAACATTAGAAGATGACGGAATGAATGTTGTTTGGATGCCAACTAATGTTCAAAGAATTGACGATGTTAGTGATGGAGTTATTAATAATGCTAATACTTTATAGTTATGGAAAAAGAATTTGAAGGAACTATAATAATTGATACGGCTATTGAAAATGTACTTACTTATAAGTGCAATGATGAAATTACATTTAAAAAGTTAATTTTAAATGTAAAGGATATTACTTTAAAAAATAAAGAATTTATAGTTATTGACGGATGTATATTTGGAAGTATATTTTTATCTAATTGCAGAATACAAATACATTCAATTATTAGATAAATGGACTACCTAAAACTACATAGAATCTACGAACGAAAAGCGTATAGAATCGTACAGAAGCACGTTGCAGAGATGTTGCTTAAAATACCATTTAATAACGTTTCATTGAACACTTATGAATCAACTATACAATCAAATATCACTAAAGAACAAGTATATTCTATGTATCGTGAACTATACGAAACGATAGGAATTACTCACGGTAATAGAATTAATAAAGAGATTGAAAAGGTCAAAAAAGCAAATGTTTTGTTTAATGAGGTATTGTTAAGAGAAATTTTACTATTTTTGTCTACAGATGGAGGTGTTAAGATTACAAGCGTAAGAGATACTTTAGCTAGTGACATTATTAAAACGATTAAAGATAGTTTAGGAGACAATGCAACTATTGTAGATTTACAAAATGCTATTTATACTTTAATAAGTAAATCGCAAAGTTTCTATAAGTGGCAAGCGTTAAGAATTGCAAGAACTGAAACTACAAGCGCAAGTAATTTCGCAGCTATGAAAGCGGCAGAAGAAAGCGATTTAGTAATGGAAAAGATGTGGATTAGCGTTCAAGATAATAGAACTCGAGTAACGCCTTTTGACCATTTAGATATGAACGGAGTTAAACAAGATTTAGAAAAGCCTTTCTTTGTAGGAGGTCAAAATATACAATATCCTGGAGACATTAAAGCAAGTCCAGGTAATGTAATTAATTGCAGATGTACGGTTTCATTTATTCCTAAACGTGATGCATATGGAATGTTAATAATAAAAAATTAAGTAGATGGATAGCAAGGTAGAATACGATAAGAGTGTGGGTTTATGGGTAGCTGAACAAGAGGTTCTTATTTCTACTTTAAAATTAAATATTGAGTATATTGATAAAGAGATAGAATTAAAAAAAAGAGCTCTGCAATTATATAAAGACTCTTTGATTCACGAGGAGTTATTTTTAAGTAATTATATTAAATCACAGGAATAATGGATTTTAAACAATTATCATACGATTTAAAAGAGTTAGACGATGCTAAAGGCGTTATTGTTGCTTATGCTAATGCTTATAATAATAAGGATTCAGACGGTGACATTTCCGCTTATGGTTCATTTGATAAAACAGTAGGTGAAAACTTTAAACGTATTCGAGTACTAAAAGACCATAATCCTACAATGATGATTGGAGTTCCTTTAGTTATTGATGCTAAAAACAGTTACGGTTTACTTACTACAACTCAGTTTAACATGAATAAACCATTAGGTAAAGATATGTTTACTGATGTAAAGTTAATGCATGAGAATAACCTTAATGCTGAATTAAGTATAGGATATAATGTTTTGCAAAGGGATCAAAAGAATAAAAGCATCATTACTGAATATAAGCTAATGGAATACTCTTTTCTTTCTTCATGGGGAGCAAATGAACTATCAACCGTACAAGGAATAAAAGGAATAAAATCTACGTACGGGATATTAGAGCTAATAGAAAAATCTTACAATTTAGATTATTCTGATGAGAGATTAAGAACTATTGAAACGCTGTTGAAAATGGCTCAAATGGATGAGCAAGACGACAAGGATATGGAGTTTATTGATATGATGATACCACATCACGAGGCAGCTATTAAAATGGCTAAAAAATATGAAAGTTTACTAAAGAATAACGCATTAGTAAAAATGGCTAAAGATATTATCACATCTCAGTCGAAAGAGATTGAAATAATGAAAGCACTTAGTAAGAAGTCGTTAGAAACTGACACTTTGAATGAGCCGCTTATATTTGATTTATTGAAGGGGTTTAAAATTTAATTACAAACAACAACACAACAACACACAATGGAAGCATTAGAAATTAAAACAGCCTTAGAGGGCATTAAAGCACAAGTTGATACAAAAGCAACTGAGCAAACAGCAGAAGTAAAAGGACTTATTGATGCATTAGAAACTAAAATGAAATCAGAAAAGGATGCCGATATATTGGCATTAAAAGCCGATTTAACAGCTATTCAGGCACACGCTGATAAACTTGATTTGAAACTTCAAGAAAAAGGAACTGAAACTGAAACTAAATCTTATGATGCCATTCTACAGGCTGAGTTGAAAGATAATTTTGATTCAGTATCAAAAGTAACTAAAGGTAGAAGCGCAAGAATTGAGACTAAAGTAGTTGGAAACATGACTATTGCTACAAACCTAACAGGTTCAGCAGTAGCAACAGTTCAAGATGGCGTTTCAATTGTGCCAAGTCAAAAAATTAACTTTTCTGATTTAGTACCAACAGTAAACAGTGCAACTGGTATTTATGTAATTTACCGTGAAACAGGTGCAGAGGGTTCTATTTCTACTCAAACAGAGGGTTCAAGTAAAACACAAAAAGATTACGATTTAACAGCAGTTACTTTTAACGCTGCTTACTTATCTGGTTTTACACGTTACAGTAAACAAATGGCTCAAGATTTACCATTCTTGCAATCATTTTTACCTACTGCATTACGCAGAGATTATTTCAAAGCTGAGAATTTACAGTTTTATACTGCTTTGGCTGCTGCTGCAACCGCTTCTACTACTGCAAAAACAGTTGATGTAGAGCAATTGGTTGATGATATGGGTTCTTTGGAGGCTATTGATTATGATGTAACAGGAATTGTACTTAACCCTAAAGACTGGGCTAATATTGCAATTACTAAGCCTAACGATTATTCTTTACCTGGTATCGTAACATTTGTTAACGGTAGATTAGCAATCAACGGAGTGCCTGTTTATAAAGCGTCTTGGATGCCTGTAGATAAGTATTTAATGGGTGATTGGTCTTATGCTAAGAAAATTGCAGTTGATGGATTAGCAGTTGAATTCTTTGAACAAGATGCAGACAACGTTACTAAGAACTTAATCACTGCTCGTATTGAGCAAAGAGTTGTTTTAGGTATCGATATGCCTACAGCGTTTATCTTAGGAGATTTCGGAAACGTAATTTAGGACATTTTCTTTCATAGTTTTTTGGTTTTTTAACCCTTGTAGTAATGCAAGGGTTTTTTTTATTATATTTGTATAAATAAATTTTACACTATGGAAATTAAAATCATAAAGAAATGCAATTTACCTATAGATAGCATTCAAGATTTAGGGCAAGAAAGAAACAAAAGAGCAGTAAAAAATGGACTTGCAGTATGGCATGAAGTGAAACCTAAAAAGACTAAATAATGGCTTACATAGATGTTATAACACTTGAAACGGCAAAGAATTATTTAAAAGTTGATGAAGATTTGACTGATGATGATGCTTTAATTACATCAATGATTAACGGTGCATTGCGTTTTATCGAGAAACGAACTAATCACATTATGTTTGTTCAAGAGAAAGCATATAACGGTAGTTGTCAAGTAAAAGTATATGACTATCCTATTAATTCAATAGTAACCGATCCAGCACCTTTTAAAGTAGATTTTACTTTATTTACTATTTATCCTGATGTGAAAACAGTTACTTTAAATGTAGGTTATGGAGTTGATGAAGTTCCAGATGATTTAATACAAGCAGGGTTGCAAATGATTAAAGTTTGGTATTACGAAAGCGAAAAGCAAGTTAATACAACATTGATTCCAGAAAGTGTTATGCAAGTTATTGATATTAATAAACGATTTATATAATGCTAGCTAGACAATACAACCGTAAAATACAAATCTACCAAACAACATCTACTGATGATGGTTTTGGAGGTACTATTCCTGCTGATGTGTTGATAGGTTCGTTTTGGTCAGAAGTTAAGCAAAATTCAGCTTTTAGAGATACACAAGTAGGAGCGAGTGATATTAAAAACAATTATAGTTTTAAAATACGTTCTACTGATAAAATAACTCCAAGCAATATTGATAATTTATTTATAATATACCGTTCAAAAAAGTATGTTGTGAATGATATTCGATACAATGATGAATTATTCAGAGAAACTAATATAACAGCCAATGGCATCACAGGGAGTTAAAGGCATTCAAGGTGTTATTTCTGATTTGCGAAAGTTTGGTAAAGATGCCGAAAAAATGATTGACGCAGAAACCGAAGATATAGCATTTCAGATTGAAGGTGACGCAAAAAAACTAGCACCTAAAAACTTCGGTAAATTGGCTCAAAGCATTTCGCATAGTAAACCAAAACCATTACAAAGAAAAGTAACTGTAAATGAATTATACGGGGCTTATATGGAGTTTGGAACAGGCACAAAGGTAAATGTTCCTGCTGAATTTAAAGAAATGGCAAATAGTTTTAAAGGTGCTAAACAAGGAACTTTTAAACAAGGATTAGAAGCTATAAAAGTTTGGTGTAGAGCAAAAGGAATAGATGAAAAATTTGCCTATCCTATATTTGCTAAAATACTTGGTGCAGGCGTTAATCCTCAACCTTTTTTATATC